TCAAGAATTCTATATCTTCCCCAGGGCCAATTCTTATTGCTACTCCCATTTTACTTTGCCCATTAAATGTAAGCCTACAGGTAAATCCATCTTGTCCTTCATTAGGTCTTGTTTTATCATATATTTGAAAATCAAATGCAAGGTTCGCTAGATCCTGATTCGATTTAACATTAAATATATTAGTCGTCTCACCGTTAACACGTCTCATTACCAATCCGTTTGTTAAAGCAGCAAGATCTCCAAAAGTAGATAAATCACACGGGGTTGCTGTTGTACATGTTATAATAATTCTTGATATATCAAATACAGCTGGTATTTCTCTTGTACCTTCACCTCTAATATAAAATTTTTCAGTAGTTGTTGATCCATCTATATTCATGTTTAAACGTCTACAATCACATAAGGATCCAACAGGATAATCATAATCAAAAGGTGTATCTAAAGTTATCGTGTTTCCAACTATAGACATAATTTTTCCAAAATAAAATCTTCCTGTTAATGGATCGGCTATAACTGCTGTATATCCTACTACAAATCCTGTAATGTCTACAACATCAACTGAATATGCGTCATAAACTGCTATCGTAGCTGTATCCGTATCTGTTCCATTTGCTATCTGGTTTACGAATACTATAAACGGTGGTGCTGTATTATCTTGCTCTAATGTTTCCAATGGAATCGTATCATCTATAATAATTCCAGAAGTCAATAAGGCTTCATGTATTTCTACAAATAAATCATATATGTTGATATACGTCCCATCACTAGTAAATGCTTTTCCTGCTCTATACGTTCTGGTTTTGTTAGGGTTATCAACCATTACTATCATCCTCCATTAATTTATATAATGCATTGAATTCGGCAGTCGGTACCCATTTAATTTGATGTAGATCATTTAATCCTCTCAAAACAATGTATATCTTTTGGGCTCTTACTATGTTAGCAGACTGCTTACTATATCTCATTCCTAGATCTAATATTTTATATCCAAGAATAGTATATTTCATTCCATTACATTCGACATCTCTTCCCATTAATTCTTTTATACAAGGAATAGTGTCACGTCCTATTATCGCTTTTTTCTTGGCATACCATCACCTCTTATTTATACTTTTCTAAATGCATTGGTATGAATTCACATCTTCTATCACTATATACTATTAGGCATCCAACTGTTGGTCTGAATCTAGCGTATTTTCCATATGCCATAGCTAAACTATCCGGATCACACATACATCCTGAATTAGCTCCAAATAGCATTCGCAACCTATTGGCAAAGAATAAGACTCCTCCATAACTATGATAATGTCCTATACAAGAACTAATTCCTTCCCTCATAGCTTTTCTTATAGATCCGGCCCATCCTGAATTTCCAATACCATGTGAATAATGTACGTCATCTATTGTTATCTCTTCTACGACCTGCCAACCATCTGGAACATTCCATTGTTCTCTAAATGATTTTAAGTATCTTGTACTCAATCCAATGGAAGCAGCCTGCCGCTCTGGTATCTTATCATGATTACCAAATGTCATAATCCCCTTAGGAAATACCTCAAATAACCTATCACATTCACCCTGTGCTAACGTTTGTTCAGTTACATCGCCATATGCATCGGGATGACTGTCATGCCTTGATATAGCGTGGTGATCTACCATATCTCCTAGGTGAATTACTTCATCGTCACAATTAAATTTCTTATGAACATCTTGTAAGAAATCCAAGTAGCCTTTCATTTGATACGGAAAGTGAGTATCACTAAATACTAGTCTTGGCTTCTTTTTATTCTTGATCTTATTCTTCAAATAATACTTTCTAGCTGATACGTTATACTTTTGTTTGTATTCCTTCATTAAGATCTGCTTTATTTGATTGACAGATTTTCCTTTCTTTAGTAATTCATCACATCTTTCCTTGATATTCATATGTCACCTCTTGTGCACTTGTAAAACATTGTGCAACATTGTGTCTATTGTGTCCCTGCAGTCCCTGTATTTTTTAAAATCATATAGATTATTAAGATCATTGCTACTAAAATAAATGTAATAGCATAAGCTTGTTCTCCTAATATAATGATTATTCCATATAGGAATATCAATGCTGTTGCTAGTAATAGTCTCATATTATCTCCTTTTCATATATCTTTTACACGCTGATTTTAAATTTGTATATTCATTCATAGTAACTAATATATAATCCCATCCACAAATCATACATCTTTTACGGTTACCGTTTGTTTCAAACCAATGATCTTTTCCACATTTAGGACATTTCATATCATTTCTCCTCTTTTACCAGATCATTATATTCCCTGATCCATTCTTTGGGGATCGGTTTCCCTGCTTTATGATATCTAGATATTGCACCTCTTATAGATGTTTTTCTATTTTCTCTTATCATTTCTTCATGTAACTTTCTAGGAATTAATCCTATTGGAGGTTTTTTATATTTCATGTCATGCCGCCTTTCTTATAGATCCGTATGCAACTATCAATCGTTGTAATAACTCACGTTGACCATTAGCAAAGTATCGTAATGCATCCATACAATGATCATGTTCTTTAACTGGTTTATCTTCTCCCTTTTCCTGAGCTTTCTCATCCCATTTATAAGAGAAGAATTCTTTAATCGTATTCTTACAATGTGACATTACTCTTAATAGATCATTTTCTATAAGAGATGATAATAATTCAATACCTCTATTCACATCGTTGTTTGCTGTTGATATGTTTCCTACTCCTTCTTCATGTAATTGCAATATAAATCCTTTTGCTGATGGATCTATATACGCTCTATCATATCTTAAAGAAGTTCTTTTCATATCTTTCTGCATTGGGCCATTCTTTCTTAGCCAGATCTTAAAGTCTTTAGCTAACATAGATGGAGATTTCTGTTTTGTCTCTACCGTTGATTTTCCATCATATATGTACTCATCTAAAATGTAGATCCTGTGATCTGATCCATAAGCAATTAATAGAAATACTGTTGGATTAGATTGTCCGTAGTCAATACCGATCCATTTGTTCTTCATTTTAATTCCTCTAGGTAGATCATTTATAATCATATCCTGATTGAATACACCATAGATTAATCCTTCTGCCATTACCCATAAACCTAGAATATATCTCATATAGAATACGCCCTTGAACATTCTTCTATATCTCGCTTTAACCTTTTCACTAAGTGATGGGTTATCGTCTAGATCAAAATGCAATCTGATTCCGTTCTTTTCTTTAACTTTGTCAATCCATTCTAACTTAAACCAATGATATGGCCCTCTTGGATTGCAGTTAAACCACATTTTAGCACCTTCCTCAGAGCATCTGGCAACCGCCTGATTGACAAATGATTGAGGCATTAACGTTACCTCGTCGAAGAAGAATCCAGCTGATGTGAATCCTTGTACTAAATCCTGTGACCGTTCATCATTACCACCAAAGATATAGAAGTAATTTATTCTATCATTCCTTGATATGATCAACATATTTTCTGTTCTCTTATCTGTTACTGAATATCCTCTCAAACGCAAGATAATCTTTAATAGAAATACTACGTTTCGCCTAAAGGATCCAACTGTCTTTCCTGCCATACCAAATTTAGCATAATTAAAGGTTGACATTGCCCAGATCACGTAGGAGAAGCTCATTATTAATGTTTTACCGCTTCTGACAGCTCCGTCTGCAATCAGTAGATCCTTGTCTCTGACTGGAGAATTAGAAGTCCACCATGTTAGTACCTTCTTTTGTTTCTTACTTAGTTTAGTCCACTTAAACATACGTTTTTTATTATACGTATTCTTTGGCTCTACTGCGTTTATGTAGTCATTCTTATCTATCTGTTTAATCTTCTGTTTCTTCATCTGACCACACCTCTTCTGTTATATCCTCAATAGCTTCTAGGAATCCATCGTCTTCCCATTCATCACCTTCTCCTAAGCGTTTTTTGTCTAACGCTAGTTTCTCTTCAAGGATCTTAACTTTACGTTCTTCAATACGTTGTTTCCAGTCTGCAGGCCTTACGTCAAAGTAATTCTCCAACTTCTCCATAGCTCGCATTCTATCTTCAAGTTCAATAGTAATTCCATCTCGTCCCTTCTTGA